GTCATTTCCCTCCCCGTAAAAATTGAAAGGGTGGTCACGTGGCCAGAAAAGCAAAACCAGAGAACATTGATGTTCTCGTGGGACAACTGAATCTGATGGCGCAGCGGCTGCTCGTGGAGGGCGCGAAGATCCCGGCGGAGGAACTGGTCGTGGAGTATGACAACGGCGGTGGGCAGACAGGCACGCGGGAAAACCCGTTTTATCCGGCGTATGAAAAACTGCTGTCCAGTTTTGTGAAAACGCTCGCCGCAGTGCAGGCCAGCGGAGAAGCGAGACCGGCAGAGGTCAGTAAGCTGGAGGATCTGCGGAAGAAAATCAAGGTGATCTCATGATGGGATGCACAGAAGCGCGGATCTACACACCCCCGCTCCGGGAACTGACCCCGGACACGTCCCTGGGCTTTGCCTGCGCGGAATATGCCAGGACGGTTTTAGGCAAAACGCTTTACCCGTGGCAAGAGTGGGCGCTGATCCACTCGATGGAGATAATTGGAGAGCTGGGCGGGGAATGGAAATTCCGTTTTCGCACGGTTCTCTTTTTGATATCCCGGCAGAATGGGAAGACCGTGCTGTCGGAGGTGATTGCCTCATTCTTTTTGAACGTTCTGGGCGTTGACTCCATCTTTGGAACGTCCCTCAGTCTGGACAAGGCGGAAGAAGTATGGGAGGCAGTCATCGCCGACCAGGAAGGTATCCCGGAGCTATCATCCAGCATCGACCGGGTGAGCCGCACGAACGGAAACAAGCGCCTGATCCTGACCGGCCTTCGGCAGTACAAAGTGGGAGCGCCCACCCGCCGCGCCGGCCGTGGCGACAGCAACGACCTCGTGATGCTGGACGAGATCCGCGAACACCGCGATTGGGAGACCTGGGCGGCGGCGGCAGCATCCACGAACGCAAAGCCGAACGGCCTGATCGTCTGCTTCAGCAACGCCGGAGATCCAGACAGCATCGTCCTGCGTCAGCTCCGTTCTCAGGCCATCGCGAAGATCAACGGCACATCCGCTCAGGACTTTGGCGGGGATGTGGATGATTCCGGCCTTGGCCTGTTTGAGTGGTCCGCCCCGGATGGAGCCGCCACGGATGACATTGAAGCCCTCGCTCAGGCTAACCCAGCGCTGGGCTATGGGCTGTTGACAGAGCGGGCGCTGATGTCCAATCGGCAGACGTTCCCGGAGAACAAATTCCGCTCCGAGTGTATGTGTCAGCAGGTGGAGACGATCCTCCCGAACCCGTTCCCGGATGGAGCGTGGGCGGGGTGCCTGGATTCTGCATCCAGCATCGCGCCTGAGTCGGAGCTTTTCTATGGCATCGACCTGTCCCAGGATCGCCGGTGGTGCTCCATCGGCGTGTGCGGCCTGCGCGAGGATGGAAACTATCACATTGAGGTCGTGGCGCGGCGCATCGGCACGGAATGGGCACTCGACTGGTTCCGGGCGCGGGCAATGCGAGGGAAGATGCGGCTTGCGTTCCAGAGCCGTGGCGCTCCCGTCTCAGGCCTTGCGGAGCAGATATGCACGTTGCAGGGCGTAGAGCGGTGCGCGGTGGAGGGAACAGACCTCACGAACGGTTGGACTCGCTTCTGGGACGCGGTAGCGGCCTCCGCCCCCGGTGACACGGAGCGCGGCGGCGTTAAGGTGTTCCATTTGGAACAGCCGGTGATGGATCTTCCCGCGAAGACAATGCAACTGCGGAACATCGGCGGCGGCATTGAACTGCCTGACCGCATGAAAAGCCCGGATGACATCGCACCGCTGTACGCCTGTGTCATGGCATTCGCCGCGGCCACGAAGATTCAGACGGAAAAAACAAAAACATACCGATCGGCATACGTTACGGCGATGCCGGTTTTTATTTAATCAAGATGGAGGTGGGGAGAAATGACAGATGGATATTGTCTTTATGTTCATAAAAACAAATCAAATGGAAAGTCATATGTCGGAATTACTTCTCAGCCTCCGAAGCAGAGATGGCACGGAGGCAGTAATTACAGCCAAAACCAGCACTTTACGAGAGCAATAAAAAAATACGGGTGGGACGGGTTTGACCACCTGATTATAAAAGACAACCTGTCTAAAGAAGAGGCGTGCGAATTAGAAAAATATTATATTCGCGAGTTGAAAAGCAACGACCCTGAATTTGGATACAACATCCTTGACGGAGGGAATATATCAGGCGGTTATAACGAAGAGGTCGCACGAAAGATGAGCTTGTCGGCAAAAGCGCGATTCTCAAACCAAGAGGAACGACTAAAGCAGAGTGAGCGAATAAAAAAATACTTTTCGTCGACAAGTGCAAGGTCGAAAAACGGACTCGCCCAAAAGCACCGCTTTGAAAAGCAAGAGGAACGCGAAAAAGACAGAGAGGCTAAAAGAGCGATTTTTCAACCCGTTCGGCAGTATTCAAAAGATGGAGAGTTCATTCGCGAATATGAATGTTTGAGAGATGCCGACAAAGCTGGATTTAATAGGAGCTACATAAGAGAGGCGGCAAAATGTGGCAAGCTGGCGTATGGATATTATTGGACGCTCCTCACAAAGGAGGATGATGTATGACTGCGATGCAACGAATAAGGGACTTTTTTAAGCCTAATCATTATTATTTCACGCTTGGAAACTCCGCCCCTGTCCAAGTTCTTAATTATACAGCAAGACAGTTGTATGCTTCACAGGACAATCTCAAGGCAGTCGTGGATTTCATGGCGAACAGCATCGCGCAACTTCCTTTGAAAACCTATCGGAGAGACGGAGAAACAGATCGAGTACGCGACCGTGACAGCACCGCGGCGAAACTGCTGTGGAGACCGAACCGGGATCAAACATGGTTTGAATTTGTCCGCGGCCTGTCCACGGAGTATTTCATTTTCGGTTCTGTTTACGCGTGGCTTCTCCCGGACGCAGATGCTCCGAGTGGGTATCAGCTCCGCATTATCCCGTCTGAGTGGGTGAGGGATGTGGACGGTGACACGGTTTATGCTCCGTCCATGATCCATGTCCAGGCGAACGCGGACGCAAAGCGCATCGACATCCCGCGTGATGAGTTTGTGCTTTTTAGAACTTACAGCCCCGGCAACCCCGGCGGTTTTGTTTCCCCGGTGTCCGCCCTGCGGCAGACGCTCCAGGAGCAGATCGAGGCGGCGAACTTCCGCAAAGAGCTGTGGCACAGCTCCGGGCGGCTCAATGCTCAGATCATCCGGCCCAAAGACGTACAGCCCTGGGACGATGAGCAGCGGCGCAGATGGACAACCGCCTTCCGCGAGGCGTGGGGCGCTGGCGGTTCAAAGGCTGGCTCCATCCCCGTGATGGAGGACGGCATGGAGATCAAGCCGTTCCAGACGTCTTTCAAAGAACAGCAGTGGGCGGAGAGTATTAAGCTGTCCCGGGAATCCGTGGCGGCGGCTTACGGAATCAATCCGTCCCTGATCTGGCACAGCGACACGCAGACTTATGCATCCAGCAAGGACAACGCCAGGGCGCTTTATGCGGAGTGCCTGGGTCCTGTGCTCCAGATGCTACAGCAAAGGATAAACAGCTTCCTGCTCCCGATGGTCGGAGCGGATGAATCCACCTATGTGGAGTTTGACCTGACCGAAAAGCTCAAAGGCAGCTTTGAGGAGCGGGCCAGCATCCTCCAGTCCTCTGTGGGCGGTCCCTGGATGACCAGGAACGAGGCCAGAGCCGACAACAATCTGCCGCCCATCGAAGGCGGGGACGATCTGATCGTGCCGCTGAACGTCATCGAGGGCGGACAGGCGTCACCTACCGACACCCACATGGACGAGCAAACGCCCATGACCACGGTGGAAGCTGAGCCGAAATCCATCACGCCGCTGGAGAAGATGGCGAAGGCCGTGCAGGAGATCCGCATCAAGGGCGCGGCGACCGATGAGGAGAACGAGGACATCAAGGAAACGCTTGCGAAGTTTTTCAAACGTCAGGCGGCGTCCGTGCTCCCGAAAATCGGCGCGGGCCGTGATTGGTGGGATGAAGACCGATGGAATGCGGAGCTTGCGGATGATCTGGAACCGCACATGAACGCCATTGCGGACGCTCACGGCGCGGCGACCTCCGCGGAGCTGGGCACGGAATATGATCCCGAGATCACCCGCGCATATCTCCGGGCGATGGCGGAGGGCCGTGCACGGGCCACGAACGACAAGACCCGGGACAAGCTGGAGGACGCCATCGAGGCCGAGGATGAGGAAATCACCCCGGCCTCTGTGATGGAGAAACGAGAGGAAACGGAGTCCCCGATGCTCGCACAGTCGCTCGCCACCGCCGTGGCCGGGTGGGCGTTGCTTGAATCTGTCCAGCAGGCGGAGCGGCAGGGCTACTCCCGCACGGTAGAAAAAGAGTGGGTGACTGGCGTCAATCCCCGCGAATCCCATGCGCTCATGAATGGGGAGCGGGTGCCGTATGACGAGCCGTTTTCCAATGGGGCAAAATGGCCGGGT